CACCTGTAAGGCGCCGCCGGCCGGCGCGAAGGAACGCGCCCGGCGCGCAGGCGCGACGCCGTGATCGAGCCCGCCCTCGCGCGGCTGTACTGCGAATCGCTCGCGCGCGGCCTCCCGTTTCAGGATATCCGCCCGGCCGCGGCGCCGTACCTCACGCGGTATTTCGTCGCCGGCTGGACGCCGTACCGCAACGGGAAAGGGCCCGCGGTTTTCCTGCATCACTTCCTGAGCTCGGATCCCGACGACGCCGTACACTCGCACCCGTGGGCCTGGGGCCTGTCCCTGATCCTCGTCGGCGGATACCTCGAGACGCGCGTCGACGAGGCCGGCGCCGTGCACGTCGCGACCTACACACCAGGCGACACGAACATCCTGCGCCCGCCCGATCGACACCGCGTCGACCTGCTCGAGCGCGACTGCTGGACGCTCTTTCTCGCCGGCACGTACGCGCAACCGTGGGCCTTCTGGCCGCTCGGCGAGATCGGGCCGAATTCCGCGGCGCCGTGATCGGCTGATTCCGCAATGGAACCAAAACGCCGGAACCTGTTGTCGTCGCACAAGTTATCGACGGGGGAGGGGCAAAGGTTGGAGGCCGACCGGCCGCCGAACCCCCTGCGCCGAGAGTTAAGAAAGCTGCATAAGTCACGCCTGCACAAGCACTTACACGCATGAGCACGTCACCAGACGCCCAGGCACACACCGAACCGCGCAAAATGGGCCGGCCGCGGCTGACGAAGGCCGAGAAGGCGGCGAGAGGTACCCTGGCGGAAACCCGCCTAGACCCTAGCGAGAAGGCGCCACGACCGCGCAGGCGACGCGATCCCAAGGCGCCCGCACCTCGGGCCTTCACCACGATCGCGCGCGCCTATATGGCCGATATCGCGGCCGGGACGGTTCCGGCGTGTAAGTGGGTCAAATTGGCGGTCGAACGGCAGAGGCGCGACCTCGAACGGGCAAGCGATCCCGCTTGGGCGTATGCCTGGAGCGAGGCCGAGGCGGCGGCCGTCTGCGCGTTTGTCGAGCGCCTCCCGCACGTCGAGGGCCGCTGGACGTCGCCGCTCATCCGGCTCGAGCCGGCCCAGGTGTTTCTGCTGTCGACGTTGTTTGGCTGGCGGCTGAAGGCGGATCCGCGGCGCCGGCGGTTTACGGCGCTCTATTGGGAGCTCGGGCGCAAGGGCGCGAAAAGTACGCTGATGGCCGGGATTGCGCTGTATCACCTCCTGGCCGAGGACGAGCCCGGGCCGACGGTGATCTGCGGGGCGACGACGGGCTCGCAGGCGCGGATCGTGTTTGGGATCGCGCAACAGATGATCACCCGCTCGGCCTTTCTGCGGGGCCAGGGCCTGCGGTCGTTTGTCAACGCGATCTGCCTGATGCCCGATGGGCACCAGACGATCGGCGGGATGCGCCCGATCAACGCGAAGGCCTCGACGCAGGACGGGCTGAACCCGTCGCTCATCGTCCTCGACGAGAGTCACGCGCAGACGTTCGAGCTCCATGACGTGCTCAAGAGCGCCCAGGGCGCGCGCGCGAACCCGCTCCTCCTCTGCCCGACGACGGCCGGGTACAACCAACTCTCGATCGGGTTTGCCCTGCGGACGACCGTCACGAAGATCCTCGAGCGCGTCGTCGAGGCCGAGCACCTCCTCGGCATGATCTACACCCTCGACGAGGGCGACGACTGGCGCGACGAGCGCCTCTGGATCAAGGCGAACCCGCTGATCGGCGTGACGCCGACGCTCGACTATATGCGGCGGTATTGTCTCGACGCGCAACAGACGCCCGGCCTCGAGGGCGAATTCAAAGTGAAATGCTGCTCGATGTGGGCGACGGCGGGCGCGGCCTGGCTGAGTATGTCGCATTGGGAGGCCTGCACGGATCGCGCGCTGCGCCTCGAGCAATTCGTCGGGCGCCCGTGCTGGATCGGCGCCGACCTCGCGCAACTCGACGACCTCGCGGCCGTCGCGTACGTGTTCGAGGACGAGGATCGCCTCGTCGCCTTTGTGACGTGTTATCTCCCGGCCGACGTCGTGCTCGAGCGCTCGCGGGCCGTGCCCGAGTATCGCCTCTGGAACGAGCGCGGCGAGCTCGTGCTCACGTCGGGCACGATGATCGATTTCGCGCGGATCGAGGCCGATATCCGGCTCGCGTGTACGCGCTTCGCCGTGCGCGATATCTGTTTCGATCAGTTTGGCTCGGTGCAGATGATGGGATCGTTGTTCAACTCGGGCTATCCGGCCCGCAGCGAACAGAAGAACCCGAAAACGACGACGCCGCCGGCGCGCGAGCTCGAGGCCCGCGTGAAGCATGGCCGGTTTCGGCACGACGGGAACACCTGTCTCAAATGGCAGGCGAGCAACGCCGTCGTGCGGCGGGGCACGGACGATACGATCCTCCCGCAGAAAGAGCGCGTCGACTCGCCGAACAAGATCGACGCGATCGACGCCTTGCTCTTGGCGATCGGCGGCTACCTGCGCGCCCAGGCGGCGACGCCGACGTATAGCATGTTGGTGATGGGATGAAAGCGCGAGGACGCCCGCGCCTCGCCGAGGACGGTTCGCCGTCGGTCGATCTCCATATCCGCCTGCCCTCGAAAGCGTTTGATCGGGTCTATGAGGCCGCGCAACACGAGCGGGTGAGTATGCCGGAATACATCCGGCGCCGCCTGCGCGAGGCCTCGCCGCATTTGTTCAAACACCCAAAATAGCGGATTCGCGCGTCACCCGTGACACTCGCGGGCACCCGTGGATCGCGCCTACGCGCTGCTCGAGATCAAGGCCGTCGATACGGCCCGGCGGCGCTTTTCGGGGATCGCCTCGACGCCCGAGCTCGATCGGCAGGGCGATCAAGTCGATCCCGCCGGCGTCACCTTCCGCAATCCGATCCCGCTCCTCTTACACCATAACCAAAGCAAACCCGTCGGCACGGCGATCCTCTCGCGGTTGCCAGACGGCCGGATCGCGTTCGACGCCGAGATCGCAACAGTCGCCGAGGCGGGCACCCTACAAGACCGCGTCGATGAGGCCTGGCAGTCGGTCAAGGCCGGCCTGATGCGCGGCGTTTCGATCGGGCACCAGATCGCCAAGCGGGGAACCGAGTACTTGAGAGGCGGCGCGCGCCGGATCAAGCAAACAGAAATTTGTGAGCTGTCACTCGTCGCGATCGGGTCAAACCGCGACGCAACGATCTTAGAGATCAAGTCGCTGGCGACGCCGGCGCGAAAGGCCTCGAGTATGAAACTGACAACCGGCGAACACATTCAGAACCTCGAGAACAAGCGCGCGGCGCTGGCGGCCCGCATGTCGGAGATCATGCAAACGGCGGCGAACGAGGATCGGACCCTCAACGAGGAGGAATCCGGCGATCACGACGACCTCGCGATCCAGGTAAAAAGCCTCGACGCCGATCTCGCCCGCTGGCGCGAGCACGACCGGCTGAACATCGTCCAGGCGGCGCCCGTCGCGCCGACGCCCGTCCCGCGCGGCGCACCGCGGCCTCCCGGCCTGCCCGTGATCTCGGTCAAGAGCAACGTACCCCTCGGGTCTGCCTTCGTTCGCCTGGCCTGCGCGAAATTGGTCTGCAACGGCAACCTCCATGAGGCGGCCGAGTACGCAAAACGGTGGGACGATTCGACGCCCGAGGTAAGCCTCGCCCTCAAGGCCGCGATCGCGCCCGGCACGTCGACGGATGCGACCTGGGCGGGCCCGCTCGTCTCACAAAACATCTCAAACGAGTTTATTGAGCTCCTCCGGCCGGCGACGATCATTGGCAAGATCCCAGGTTTCCGGATGGTCCCGTTCAATACCAAAGTACCCGCCCAGAGCGGCGGCGGGACGTACGGGTGGGTGGGCGAGGCGAAACCCAAGCCCGTCACGAAGCTCGCCTTCACGTCGGCGAACCTCGGGTACACCAAGGCCGCCGGGATCATCGTCCTCACCGAGGAGCTCGTCCGACTCTCGACGCCCTCGGCCGAGGCCCTGGCGCGTAACGACATGGTCAAAGGGATCGCGCAATTTCTCGACGCGCAATTCATTGATCCGGCCGTCGCGGCCGTCGCCGGCGTCAATCCAGCGTCGATCACGAACGGCGCACCGACCGCGGCCGGGACGGCGAGCCCGTTCGCCGACCTGATCACGCTGATCAGTTTCTTCTCGAGCGCGAACGTCCCGATCTCCGGGCTCTCGTTCATCATGTCGCCGGCGAACCTGCTCGCCCTCTCCTTCAGGACGAACACGGACGGATCGCCGCAATTCCCAGGCCTCACGATCGACGGCGGCAACTACAAGGGGATCAACTTCGTCGGCTCGACGGCCGCCGGCACGAACGTGATCGGCCTGCAACCGGATTTGATCCTCATGGCCGACGACGGCCAGGTGAGCGTCGACGCCTCCCGCGAGGCCTCGCTTCAGATGGATTCGGCGCCGGCCTCGCCGGCCGACGCGACGACCGTGTACGTGAGCCTCTGGCAGACCAACACGGTCGGCCTACGCGCGGAACGCTGGATCAACTGGATCCGCGCGAACGCGAACGCCGTCAAGTACCTCACGGCCGTCGCCTGGCCGGCGCCGTCGCTGGCCGAGGCGCCGCCGCTCGCCGAGTAGGGCCCGCGCCTCATGGGCCTGCTCGACACGATTCGATCACGGGTAGCGTCGGCCATTGCGCCGACGCGCCCGGCGGGATCGGGGAATTGGATCCCGATCGTGCGCGAGCCGTATACGGGCGCCTGGCAAAACAACGAGGCGCTCGTCCTCGAGACGCCGCTCAGTAACCCGACCGTCTTTCGCTGCGTCTCCCTGATTAGCGGCGACATTGCGAAAAACCCGCCGAACCTCGTCGAGGTCGACGGGGACGGGATCTGGACCGTCACCACGTCGCCGGCCTTTTCGCCCGTCCTGCGGAAACCGAACCGCTATCAGACGATCGGCCAGTTTCTCGAGCAGTGGATGCTCTCGAAACTCCTCACCGGGAATACCTACGTGCTCAAGGATCGCGATGCGCGCGGCGTCGTCGTCGCGCTCTACGTGCTGGATCCCGCCCAGGTCAAGGTACTCGTCGCGCCAGATGGATCGGTGTACTACGAGCTCGCGCGCAACGATCTCGCCGGCGTCGCCGAGGGCGAGCTCGCGGCGCCCGCGCGCGAGATCATCCACGATCGCTGGAATTGCGCCTATCACCCGCTCGTCGGGATCTCGCCGCTCTACGCCTGCGGCGGCGCGGCGAACCTCGCGAACCTGATCGGCTCGTCACAGTCGAAATTCTTTACCGCCGGCGGCCGGCCCTCGGGCCTCCTCGTGGCGCCGACCGAGATCGACGACAAAACCGCGGCGCGCCTGTCCGCGACCTGGCACGGCCTCGGGCCCGGCAAGACCGCGATCGTCGGCTACGGCATGAAGTACCAGGATATCGGGACGAGCGCGGTCGACTCGCAACTCACCGAGCAATCGGATCAGGCGGTCGCGACGATCGCGGGCTGTTTCGGCGTCCCGATCTCCTACGTCGACTCGAGCAAACAGCCGCCGTACGCGAACAGTGAAGCGACGCAACTGCAATATCAGAGTCAATGCTTGCAGGTGCATATGACGTCCCTCGAGTGCGCGCTCGAGGAGGGGCTCGAACTGCCGGCGCCGTTTGGGATCGAATTTGATATCGATACGCTGATTTGGATGGATACGGCGACGCGCATGAAGGCCGCGCACGACGCGATCGCCGGCGGCGTCCTCACGCCGAACGAGGCGCGCTTTAAGTACTTCGGCCTCGGGCCCGTCGAGGGCGGGGACACGCCGTACCTGCAGCAACAGATGTACAGCCTGGCGGCGCTCGCGACTCGGGATCCCGCGGCACCGCAGGCCATGGCGGCGCCCGCGGCCCCTGCGCCACCGTCCGAGCCCGCGGCGCCGCCAGATCCCACCGAGGCCCAAGTCGCCGCCGCGATCGGCGACCTGGCGCAGGCCTGATATGGCGCCGCTGGATTTCTCCCGCGTCACCTTGGCCGGCCCGCTCTGGACCGTCGAGCAGGTGAAGCCGCACCTCCGGATCCGCGACAGTGATCACGATGAGGATATCGGACAAAAACTCGACGCCGCCGAGGAGGCGATCGTCGCGTATCTCAAAACCGCGGCCGATCCGACGTGGGATGCGGATACGGCGCCGCTCGCCGTCAAACATGCCGTCCTCCTCCTGCTCACGCATTTGTACGAACACCGCGGCGACGATATGAACCCGAGCGCGTCCGGCTCGACGCCCGACGCCGACGTCTGGGCCGCGATCGGGCGCCTGCTCGCGATGTATCGGGATCCGACACTGGCATGAGCGCGATCGGCCAGGCCCGGCACGTCGTCACCCTCGAGAACCCGGGCGATCCCGCGCCCGACGGCGACGGCGGGTATACGGAAACCTTCGCGCCGCTCGATCCGGCGTCCTGGGATTGCGCGATCACGCCGGCCTCGCAACGTCTGCGGACGCTCGAGACGCTCGCCTCGGCGACCGTGCTGGCGCAGGCGACGCACGTCCTGACAGGCCGCTATCACCCCGGGATCACGATCGAGACGCGCCTCACGTTCAATGGCCGCCGGTTCAATGTGATCAACGTCGCCAACGTCGAGGAGCGCGGGATCGAGACGCAACTGCTCGCCGTCGAGGTGCTCACCTAGTGGCCTCCGTCACCTGGGATGGCATGGACGAGCTCCAGGCCGTGCTCGAGGCCCTCCCGCAGGATCTCGGCGACGCCGGCGCGATGATCGCGCGCGAATCGGCCGAGCAAGCGGCGAAGGCGATCAAGGCCGCCTACCCCTATCGCGACGACGTGACGCACAAGGCGTACGCGGCCAAGGGCTGGCCGGCGCACCTGCGCGACGGCGTGATCGTGCGCGAGAAGGCCCTCCCGCTCGGCCTGCGCGTCTGGGTGCTGAACACGTCACCGTATGCGTACGCCTACGAGAGCGGCCGGCGCCGCGGCCGGCATGGGACGACGCCGGCGCGGCCGACGTTTATCCCGATCCGCGAGCGATACCTGCGCGATATGACCGAGCTCCTCAAGCGGCTGCTCGAGGAGCGCGGGCTGAAGGTGAGCGGCGATGCCCAAGCCTGAGAGCTCGGCGATCGAGGCCGCGATCGTGACGCTGCTGAACAACGACGCGACGCTCCAGGCGCTCGCGCCCGACGGCGTGTACTTCGCCGAGGCGCCGCCGAACGCGCAACGGTTTGTGATCGTCGCCCTGGCCGACGCGATCGACTCGGCGACGTACGACGCCGGCCGCGCCTTCGAGGACAAGCTCTATACCGTCGTCGCGAAAATGCTCTCGACGGCCGGCGGCGATAGCAAAGGCGCGGCGGCGCGGATCGACGCCGTGCTCGAGGACGCCGCGCTCACCGTCGCGGGGTACGCCGACGTCCGGGCGCGCCGCGAACGGCCGATCCATGAGACCGACGTCGATCCCGTCGATCCCTCGCTCCGCTGGTTGCACCGCGGCGGCGAATATCGCGTACACGCAGCTATCACCTAACACGAGGCGAGGAACTTATGAGCATCAAAACCGGCCGCTATGGAAAGGTGTCGTGGGATCCGCTCGGCGGGTCCGCGCTCGTCCAGATCATCTCGATCAACTCGTGGAAGGGCTCGTTTAAGACCGATTTCGAGGACGTCTCCTGTTTCGGGGATACGAACAAGGTCTATATCCCGGGCCTCATGGATATCTCGGGCACGTTCGCCGGGTTCTGGAACTCGAGCGAGCTCGCGCTGTTCAAAGCGGCGATGAGTCCGACGCCGGGCACCTTGCAACTGATGCCGAACGCGAACGAGTCCGCGTTCTTTTGGCAGGGGCCCGCGTACATGGGCGCCGATATCGATTGCAGCATGAACGCGCCGAAAGTGTCGGGCGATTTCAAGGCGGCCGGATCGTGGTCGGTTCCGGGCCAGGTGGTCGCGACGGGCGCCGGGCCGGGCACCGGGAACGGCTCGTATACCCCGGCGGGCGCGACGCCGCCGGCGAACCTCGCCGCGCTCGCGACCGTCGTCGCGAATCCGGCGACGGCCTGGACGGTCGGCCAATTCGTCGTGCTCGCCGACGGCAGCAAGGCGCACTGGACGGGCACGGCCTGGGCCGCCGGGCCGGCGTAGATGTTCCAAGGCGACGTCACGCTGCGCGGCGGCGAGGCGACGATCGTCTGGGGCTATCGGACGGCGGCCGTCCTGCGCGAGTGGACGGCCTACCGGACGCCAGGCGGCGCCTGGACGCTGCGCGGGACGGTGACGCGGGCGGATCCGTTTTCGCTGCGCCAGGCCGATCTCAAATTCACGGCGCCGCGGATCGGCGGGCATTTTTGCTGGCCGATCCTCGGCGTCACCCTCACCGGTACCTCGCTCGCGGGCCAACTCGGGCCGCCGGAGTCCTAAATGTCGCGCTTCGTCCGGCCGGAAACCGTCACCCTCAAACTGTCGGGCGGCGATACGCTCACCGTCCGGAAACGCCTCACGGCCGGCGAGGCGCGGGCCCGCGTGGAACGCTGGACCGAGACGGATCCCGTCACGGGCGAGCTCCGCGCGAAGGTGACGCGGGGCGGCCTGGCGACGATCACGGCCTACCTCGTCGACTGGACGCTCACCGACGACGCCGGGCGCCTGGTCGACCTGCGCGGCCTGCCGGCCGCCGAGCTCGAGGGGATCCTCGACAACCTCGAGTCCGAATCGTTCACCGAGATCCGCCAGGCGATCGAGGCGCACGAGCTCGCGGTCCTCGCCGAGCGGGAGGCGCAAAAAAAAACGGCTGGACCGAGCGCGTCCGATCCGACCTCGCCATTGCTCGCCGGTGTGGCTGGCGGTACGAATGGGTAACGGACCTCGACGCCGACGTGTACGCGGTCCTCGTCGATCAGTTGCTCGAGGAACAAGCCGCGGCCGAAAGTAGCTAAATGCCGATTACCGGAACCTTCGAGGCGGATTTCTCGCAGTTCTCGAGCGCGACGAAGGCCGCCGAAAACGATCTCAAAGGCCTGCAAGCGACCGCGGCGACGACGACGACGGCCGTTACCGGCCTCGAGAAGGCGACCGCGACGACGGCGACGGCGGCCGGGACGCTCTCGACCTCCTGGCGCTCGTTTGACGGCGCGCTGTCGGCCGTCGGGGTGCATATCGGGCCCCAGGTGCAAGGCCTGATCGATCTCGGTAACGCCGCGGGCAAGTCGGGCACCGAGCTCGGCGCCCTCGCGTCGGCGGGCCTCGTCGCCTCGGCGGCGCTCGCCGGCTGGAACGTCGGCCGCTGGATCGCCGATATCACCGGCGCCGACGCCGCGATCTCGAGCCTCACGGCGAAGCTGCTCGGCTGGGGCGATCTCGCGAAACAGACCGCCGGCGCCGTGCAGGATTCGATCGATCTCGCTTTTCAACGCACGGGGATCCATGCGAACAGCGCGGCTGAGGCCCTGGCGCTCAATACGAAATGGGCGAAGGAACACCAGGCCGCCGCGAAAGAGGACGCCGCCGAGGTGAAGGCCGCCGCCGAGCGGTATGCGCAATGGCAGGCCGCGACGGAGGAAGTCTCGGCCGCGACGAAGGGCTATACCGCGATCCTCCAAAACCTCGATCCGTACGTCGTCGCCGCGGCCACCCGCGCCCTCGATCACGGCGTCAAGCAATCAACCGTCGCGACCGCCTATAAACTGACCGAGACGCAGATCCGCGCCGTCGCGCAAGCAATGGACGCCGAAAAGAAAGCGACGCAGGACGCCGCCGCGGCCCGGCGCGAACATGACGCCGAAATGATGACGAGCTACAACGCGCAGATCGGCATGTTGCGGCAACTCGAACAAGAGAACGCGCAGCATTTCGGCCTCGAGGGCCAGATCGAGCAACTCAAAAACCTCGCCGCGGCCGAGGACGCGCGCACGAAGGCGACGTATACGCAACTCGACTCTGAGAAAGACCGGATGAAGCTGATCGAGGGCAACAACAAGCGGCAGCAAGAGATCGCGCTGCAACTGGCCGGCCTCGAGCAGCAACTCGCGGATCAGAAAGGCGCGTCGATGGCGCGCGGCCTCGCGATGCAAAAGGAACTGAACCAGGCGCAAGGCCTCGACGCGCAGGGCGCGATCCTCTTACCGCAGAACGCGATGACGACCTATCAGACCAAGGTCGACGCGATTAACGCGACGATGCAGGACGGGATCGAGAAAACGCAGGCGCTCAGGCAGGCGAACCAGGAACTCGCGGATAGTTTTCTGAAGGACGCGCAGGCGGCCGACACGGCGACGACGGCGATCGTGAGCTCGACCGCGGCGAAAACGGCCGCGCAGACGGCGACCGATCGCGCGAATTCATCATTCGGCGGCGGGACGCTCGGCGCCGTCACGAGCGCGAACACGAGCCCGGAGATCCTCTCCTGGATGAGTAAGGGGTACACCCTCGGCGAGGCGATCGCGATTGCCATGGGCCAGGGCGCGCAGATTATCGGGCGCTCACCGACGCAACTCAATGCGATCTCCGGCGGCAATTTCCGAGCGGCCGGCGGGCCCGTCACGGCCGGCGGCGCGTACGTCGTGGGCGAGCGCGGGCCCGAGCTCTTTACGCCCGGCGTCTCGGGCACGATCAGTCCGACCGCGCCCGGCGCCGGCGGCGTCGCTGTCGCGATGACGGTCAACTATCCGATCATGAACGATCCCGCGGCGCTCGATCAGCTCGCCCGCCTCGTCGGCCAGGCCGTGATGGCGCGCGTCACCCGGCCGGGCACCCTCGTATGAGCGCCTACCCGGCGCCGTGTCTGCTCGGCAACCGGCTGAACGCCTTCCGCCTGAACTATCTCGCGAGCTATCGGATCTGGATTCAGATCGGCGGCGCCTGGACGGCAAGCGGCCAGGATTGTCTCGTCGACTCGCTCACGATCGCCGATCGGCTGAACGAAGTCCCGAACACCTTGATCGCGACTGTCCGCGGCCTGAAGCCGATCGAGGGCCAGATCGTGCGCGTCGCGCTCGGGACGAAAAACGCGCCGCCGATCTTCGTCGGCACGATCCTCCGCGTGACGCGTATCTGGGGCGCCGATAATCCGCGCCATATGCTCTACAACATCGAGGCGACCGATCCGACCTGGTTGCTCAATGCCGTGATCGTCTCGGCGAAATATACGAATCAATCGGCGTCCGCGATCGCGGCCGATCTCCTCACGCGGGCGCCGGCCGGGTTTACCGGGCAAATTCAACCGGATCTGCCGGTGCTGCAAGAGATCAGTTTTACGAACACGACGATCATGGACGCCTTTGTGCAACTCGCGACGCGGATCGGCGGGTACACGTTGTGCGACTATGCGAGTCGCGTGTACCTCGCCCTCGCGCCGCCGGTGATCACGCCGGCGCCGCTGAACGCGGCGCACCAGTCGCTGTCGAATGTCTCGTACGTGCGCGATTTGACGCAGATCGTGACGCGCGCGATCGTCGAGGGCGGCGGTGGGAACGCGCTCACGGCTGTCCTGGCCGGGAGCACGACCCTACCCGTCGACGTGATCGCGTGGTACGCCGCGGGCGGCGGGTTTGTCCGCTCGGGCCCGCAACGGATCGCCTACACCGGGATCACGGCGGGCGGCACGGGCGCGTATGTCGGATCGGGCACGGCGCCGAGTACGGCACCGACGGCCGCGCTCGGCGCCGGCACGAGCGCCCTTGGCCTCGGCTACTACCAATACGCTTACACCTGGCTCACGGCGAGCGGCGAAACGCTCCCGAGCCCGATCGGGGCGGTCGTCTTAGCACCCCAAAACGATCCGACCTCTGGCCCGACGATGACGCCGGATTTGTCCACGACGCCGTCCTCTGCCCCATTGGCGGTGGGTGACGTGGTAGATATCGCGGTGCAATTCGCGTACGACACGGCGTTCACGCAGGGCGTCAGCAATCTCGTCATCGGGCAAACGGGGCTCGTGGTCCCACGCTGGAACTTCAATTCGAATAACACGGCCGCCGCGATCAACTACATCGCGTCAGGCACCATCGGTCCGCCGGCAAAATTTGCGCGGGTCTACTGGCGGAAAAACGGCGGGCCGTGGCTGAACAACGGCCTCCACACCTGGGGCCAAGGCGATTACGTGCTGAGGGGAATGATCTACAACTCCGATAACGTGGGTGTTCCCGGCGCGGGCAACAATCTGTATCGGACGGCTGTCGCGGGGATCGCCGTGGGGCCGACCGGCGTCACGGCGCGCAAGGTCTACCGGACGGCCGCCAGTGCGGGACAACTCAAACTGCACACGACGATCGCGGACAACACCACCACCGCGCTCGCCTCCTACGACAACACCGCCGACGGGGCCCTCGGCGCGAACGCGCCCACCGTCGATACCGCGGGGATCGTGCAACAAACAAAGCAAGTGCTGGCGGGCTCGACGTCGATCCTTGTGACGAGTGTCGGCCCGTTTCCCGCGGCCGGCGGGTTCGCCGTGATCGGGCAACAAGTGATCCGGTTCACCGGGGTCTCGAGCAATTCACTGATCGGGATTCCCGCGAGCGGCGCCGGCGCGCTCGTGCAGTCCGTCTCCTGGGGGATGGCGATCACGATGGCGCCCTCCCTCACGGGCGTCACGGGGATCGTGTATGACATTCGGCAGGGCGATCAGGTGAACCTCGTCGCGATCATGGATGATCAGACGGCGCAACAGACGCTCGCGGCGCTCGTCGGCGGCACGGGGATCCGCGAGTCACTCTTACAGGACGGGCGGATCTCGCTGACCGAGGCGAGCGCCCGCGGCCAGGCCTTGCTCGCCGCCCACCGATCGGTCCTGGAAACCTTTACGCACCGATCGCGCGATCCGAATACGCGATCGGGCGCGCTCGTCGACGTCAACCTCCCGGCGCCGACCGATATCGTCGGGACGTTTCGCCTCCAGGACGTCACGATCCGCACGTTCAATCCGCGCGGCCTCGCGCCGCCCGTGTACGACGCCTCGAGCTCGTCGCAACTGTTTACGTTCGAGGATCTGCTCAGACAGATCAGTAACACGGCGCCGCCACCGGCGACGGGAGAGTACTAGCCTATGGCGATCAACCGCGCGCCCTTTAACGCCCTCGTCGACGACGACGGATCGAACACCCTCGGCTCGCCCTGGAATAAACAAGCGATCAAGGACGTGATCCTCGATCCCGTCGACACGGCGATCGGCCCGGCGCCCGTGGCGACCGTCCTCACCCATGCGAGCGGCCTCGATGCGCACGTCGGCGCGTTTACGTTTGTGTCGGCCGCCTTTCCGGCCGGGACCGTGGGACAGTACGACACCCTCGAGATCGAGGTCGAGGCGACCTTTCCGATCAGTAGTACGAATGTCTTTTTGCTATGGCAACAGGCGTCGACCGATTACAACCTCGCGACACTCTCCTCGATGGGCAACGCGCCGGCGGCGGGGTATACCGCCTGCCGGATCACCTTGCGGCGCTATATGACGAGCGACGGGGCGATCTTTGTGCTGACCGTCGGGGGCGCGAATCCGGGCGCCGTGTTTGTGTCGATTCAAACGATTACCTCGTGGCCGGGCGCCTTCTCGCTGGCGCTCCAACATAGCGGCGTCGCCGCCGGCGGCCAGGTGGTCTACAAATGGACGGTGCGCAAGATCACCGGGTAAAGGGGGAGGGGCATGGCGGCACCCGACAAAAAACAGTACACCGAACGCCCGCGCAAAGTGCTCGCGGCCGCCTACGATCCCGCGGCGGATCCGCCGCAGGCCGTGTTCTGTCCCTGCGGCGCCTGGCCCGCGCCACACGTGCACGTCGATCCCGGCCCGGGGCGCGTCATTGTCGAGACCGACGTACTCGTCTGGGACGCCGCCGTGCCCGATCGCCTGGTCGCCGTGCTGACCGCCGAAGAATTCGCGGCGCAGTATGGGAACGTGCCCACCGTCGGCGGGGTGTGACCAACAAAGGGGGAGAGTATGACGACGCTCAAGATCGTGCTGATGATCGCGGCGTTTCTGCTCGAGGTGTTCGCCGCGCTCGGCGTCCCGTCGCCGCGGCTGAACCTGATCGCGGCCGGCCTGGCCTGTTGGCTCGCCGCGCTCATCCTGCCGTTGTAAGGGCGCGCCGGCGCGCGAGGATGCCCCAGGCGCGGCGATCGGCCTGGCGCCTGCGCCTCACCCTGCTCGCGCTCGTGCTGCTCGAGCTCGGCGTCGGGCTGTTCGTGCTGTGGTGGGGGAGTGGACGCTGACGGACTCGAACCGCCGACCTCCTCGGTGTGAACGAGGCGCTCTAACCAACTGAGCTAAGCGTCCCTACGCTCGATCCGGTTCGAGGCCGGTTCGAGCAACCTGTAACTACCTGCTAACTAACGCCTTCTGTCTCACGACTCAAGCGTGTGAAACCGGCGGCCACAGACGCCGCGATCTGCAGAAACATTCAATAAAACGGCGTATTCTGCCTGTTTTCGGCGAGTTTCTCGAACCTTGGGCCGCGAAAACCTCTCGAAATATATTGAATGTTTTCGAGTGTTTTTTCCTCGAACCTTCGGGCCTAGGTTCGAGACGCACGAGGCCACAGGCGGGAAGTCTAGGAAATTTCCTCGAACCTATAACCTCGTGCGATTGACGCACGAGGCTACACGCTAGTGAGGAGTGTTTCGGGAACGGCTGGCGGAAAACTCGAGCACGAGGCGGCGCAAGTCGGGATCGATGGCGGCGAGATCCTCAGTCGCCGCCAGGCGGAACCCGGAGGCCTCAAATACCAGGACCGCGCCGCAATAGGCGCAACAAGTGATATCGCCGGCCGCGGGCTCGGCGACGGCGCCCGGCTCGAGGGCGACGCCCGTCGCGGCGTCAAGTATCCGGGCGCAGATGGGACACGCGATCGGCGCCGTCCGCGCCGAGTACACCAGGGCCGGCCGTTTTGCTGCGCCGTCGGCGGCCTCGGCATGGCGCGCGAGGATCGCGATTTCGTTGAGGCTGACGAGGTTCGCGCTCGCAATGATGCGATCGGCGTCGGCCTTGGAATAGCGGCCGGCCTCGGCGAGCTCGCGCGTATATCCGATCTCGGCCGGCCGCCAGTACGCGCCGTGCTCGAATGACCAGATAACGAATTCGTCGACGCTCACGAGGGATATACCCGCCCGCGCGAGCCCTGGCGCAACTCGCGAAAGTCGAGAAGGGCCGCGCCGGCGCGCTGCTCGTCGAGGCCGATCTTTTGCGTCAGAAACTTGTAGATCAATTCGTCCGAGACGGCGGCCTCGATCGCGTCCTGCAGCATGTCGACGATCTCGCGCGCCTTCGTGAGATCCATTTGCGTTAGCTGGCCGTCGACGGCGAGCTCGACGCGGCCCTCTTTCGTGCGCGAGCTCAGTAACGTGCTGATCTCGATGTTCGTTTCGGGCGGGCCGCCCTTCGATCGCAATGTGATCCCGTGCAAGTCGAGGAGCTCGCCGCGGATCGCCTGGCTGAAACCCGCGGCCTCGAGCAAGGCGCGCAGGGCGGCGAACGCGGTACTAGGTATCTCGAGGTTTGCGCTCATTTCGCCGCCTTCCGGCCGACGATACGCAGCGACGGCGGCGGCGTCAAGGGCTCGGCCAGGCGGCGATCGAGCCAGGCGGTAAAGGCCTCGTTCGCCTCGCGCAAGATGGGCGCGACGGCCGACGCCGTATAGATTTTTGTTGTCCGCGCCGAGCGATGATCGTTCGCTTTGACGACGGCCGGCGCGATCACGAGCTCGCCGCGCCGATCGAATAGGCCGTTTGTGGCTTGCATCATCGCCGAGGCTAGGGAGTGATTGAGATGATAAACCGTCGCCGCCGAGAGATCGACCTCGACGCCGGCCGCGGCGAGCGAGGCCTGCGCCTGGCCGGCCGCGCGTTTGAATTGTTTATTGAGCGACGAGACGGAAAACGCCGCCCGCTCGGGCGGGTTGGCGGCGTACGCGCGCAGGGCCTCGACGCCGTACGGCGTGAGCGGGATCGTCTCGGGCG